TCAACGATGCATTCACACGGGCACAGTTCCGCTCCTTGGTGGAGCCGTTCCTCCGTGACGTTCAGGCTCGCCGTGGTGTCATCGACTTCAAGGTGGTATGCGACGAGAAGAACAATACGCCTGAGGTCATTGACAGCAATCGGTTTGTTGCAGACATCTACATCAAGCCGAACCGCAGCATCAACTTCATTCAGTTGAACTTCATCGCCACCCGCACAGGCGTGAGTTTCAGCGAGGTTGGAGCCTGATTTGTGATGGGGAAAACCGTACTAAATACTCACAAGGAGTCCTAAATGTCACAATTCAGCATCGACGCATTTCGTGCAAACCTAGTCAATGGACTGGCAAGGAACAACCTCTTCCTCATTCAGGGCAACTTTCCTGGCTCAAACACCTCGGCAATTCAAGGTGCAGCGGCAGTAGCAGGCTCTTTCTTTGGTGGGGCTGTTAGTGGAGCCGTAAACGCAGTTGCTGCTGCGGTAGGAGGGGGCAATCCAAGTTCTCAAGTTACCTTCCTCTGCAAGGCATCGAAGGTTCCAAATTCGCCAATCGCAGTCAACAATGCATTCTACATGGGTCGTCCATTCAAGTATCCGGGCGACAAGTCGTTCAATCCATGGTCAATCACGCTCTACAACGATGGATCGTATTCGCTTCGTAAGGCATTTGAGACATGGATGAATCTCATCAACACCAATCGGACGAACGTTGGTGCGAATGCCATGAATCAGTTCATGACAGATTGGACTGTCACGCCACTTACCCGTGAAGGAAATCCAATCATTCAATACAAGTTGGTTGGCTGTTGGCCATCAACTATCAGCGAAATTACGCTTGACATGGCGGCATCAACCGAACCCTCAACCTTTGAGGCAACGATTGAGTACCAGTACTTTGAGATCAATGGCGTAACCACCTGATTGGACAATGAGGTATCTACATAATGGAACTGTTTGGCTTTCGCCTAGAGCGGTCTAAAACCGAGAAGAAGCAGGAGAAGTCCCTAAAGTCATTCGTCGTTCCGACGTTTGACGATGGGGCTATTCCTGTTGAGGCGGGTGGGTTCTACGGTCAGTATGTTGACCTTGACGGAACCGTCCGCAATGACTTTGAACTCACGATGAAATACCGTGAGATGGCGCAGGATCCCATCGTTGAGGTGGCAATTGATGACATCGTCAATGATGCAGTCGTGATGGGAGAGAAGAAGTCTCCCGTCAAGATCCTCCTTGACCGCCTTGATGCAAGCGACAACGTGAAGCAGCGCATCCATGAGGAGTTCCGCAATCTCATGCGTGTCATGCAGTTTGAGACCAAGGGCGCAGAGGTGTTTCGCCGCTGGTATGTTGACGGCAAGATATTCTTCCACCTGATCATTGACGAGGAGAACCCGCAGAAGGGCATCCTTGAGATGCGCTATGTGGATCCAATGCACATTCAGAAGATCCGTGAATACACCAAGGACACCCTGAAGAACGGCACCAAGGTCATCACAGGCTACCGTGACTTCTACCTGTACAACAAGGACAATCCCCGTTCAGGCGGAAATCCATCGGGCATCAAGATCAGCGAGGATGCCATCGCATTCTGCTCTTCGGGACTCATGGACACACGCTACAAGCGGACTGTGGGCTTCCTGCACAAGGCAATCAAGCCCCTGAACCAGTTGAGGATGCTTGAGGACTCCATCGTCATCTACCGCATCAGCCGTGCGCCCGAGCGCCGCATCTTCTACATAGACGTAGGCAACCTGCCAAAGACCAAGGCAGAGCAGTATGTCAAGGATCTCATGAACCGCTACCGCAACCGTCTGGTCTATGACGCAGCGACAGGCGAGATCCGTGATGACCGCAAGTTCCTCTCCATGCTTGAGGACTACTGGCTCCCTCGCCGTGAGGGTAGCCGTGGAACCGAGATCACCACCTTGCAGGGTGGAGCAAATCTTGGAGAACTGACCGATGTGGTGTACTTCCAGAAGAAACTGTACCGTGCCTTGTCAGTCCCTGTAAGCCGCCTAGAGCAGGACAAGCAGTTCATGCTGGGTCGCTCTACCGAGATTACCCGTGACGAGGTTCGCTTCACCAAGTTCATTCACAGGCTCCGAACCAAGTTCGCCGAACTGTTCTATGACATGCTGAAGAAGCAGTTGATCCTCAAGAAGGTCATTACGGCAGACGAGTGGCCAGAGATGAAGGAAGCCATCTTCTTTGACTTCCTCAAGGACAACCTGTTCACGGAACTCAAGAACAGCGAGTTGCGGAGACAGCAGATCGAAGAGATAGGCAACATCAAACCATACATAGGTAAGTACTATTCTCATGATTGGGTTCGCAAGAATGTGCTTGGCTTCAGCGAAGCCGAGATCAAGGCGATGGATCGGGAGATTGAGAGAGAGCGCAATCAAGGCAAGATTGAGCCTGACACATCGCAGTTTGGTCTTGTATAGGAAGGGCATATGGAAGAGTCTGATACGGACAAGATGCTCAAGTCGGTTTTGGAGACACTCATCCGCAAGGAAGTGCCCAAGTTCAAGTCGCTCATTCAGAAGGAGTTGGCGACACGCATTCAGTCCAAGATTGACGAACTGAAGAAAGCCCTGTCAGGCGATGCCCTTGGTGCATCAAAGAAGCAGGATGAGCCTGCCAACCTTCCCGAGAACCTTCCCGGTGCGCCATCTGCCCCTCCTGTTACAGCACTAGCAAACGCAGGCGACCTGAAGATCGTCCCTACTGCCGCTGGTTCGGCAAAGGATGACATCTCGCTTGACCCTAACTTTGAGAAGGAGTTCTACCACTCCTCCGAGAAGTACAAGGGGCAGGACATTCTGATCAAGCAGTTGGGAACAGGCTTCGGCAAGCCTGTTCGTGTCTACATCAATGGTCGCCGATGGGAGTTCTTCCCCGGTCCAAAGGCAGCAATGAAGGCAACTAGGGCATATGTAGATGGCATGGTCAAGGATGCGAAGAAGGATCCAGCACTCGCCGCCAATATGACAGCGCAGATTCAGAAGGACAAGCAGGCAGGCGTTGCACAGGTTGCGGCACCTGTTGATGCAGGCAAGCCAAACGAGGTGGCTGATGCCGACCTGAAGAAGAAGGAACTTGAGACTGGCAAGAAGCCAGGCGAAGAGAAAAAGCCAGTATCAACCAAGAAGCCACCAAAGGCAAAGTAAGGAGAAGCCATGTCAGATGAACTGAATGAGAAGGTAGACATTGACGGTCGCACCAAGGCATACCGCACCACAGTTGCTCGCCTTGAGCAAGCACGCAAGTTGCGTGAAGATCGCCGCAAGGCAATGAGCGAGAACAAGTGGTCAGGCATCTATGATGATGGCAGCGGCAAGGGTGCATTCATCCCTGAGCCTGTTGACATTACCTTTGCCGAGGCGATGAAGACTGTCGAGAAATACAAGGCACTCCGTGAGAAGAAGAAGGTTCTCATGGGCAAGACACATGAGTCGCTTGAGGCTGCTGTGCAGATGAACGGCGATGAGTATGCGATGGAGGAGGAGAAACTCTCCCCCAAGCAGAAGGAGTACCGTGCGTTTTTCGACAAAGCACTCAAGAAGTTCGGTGCATCATCCCCCGCCAAGATGGATGACAGCAAGAAGAAGAAGTTCTTCGACTACGTCAAGGCAAACTGGAAGGGCTGATTGAAGACTGTATCCGTCAAGTTCAAGACCGCAGAGGCAGCGCAGCAGTTCGCCACAAGTCTTGGTGGTCTGGGCGAAGGCACCGACGTTTCTGTAGATGGAACATCAACTGTGGTTCGCTCCGAGAACCCACGAATGATCATGTATATCCAGCACCTTGCCAAGGACATTCGGGAGAGCGCATCTTGCAGAGATTACGCCAAAAGGCTTCTTGGTGCAATCAACGAGAGCATCTCAAGCGACAGCAGCACACGGATGTCATTGATGGATGGGACGGAAGTCAAGATCACTCCACAGCAGGCAAGGCTCCTTGCAGCGGTGCATGATGGGCTTCTTGGGGAGAATCAGGTGCCATTTCTTGTGTTTGCCTCCGAGAGCAAGGATACATACCAGAATGCGGCGGATTTCGCAGCATCATTTGAAAGGGACTAACCAATGGGCGTAAGGCAGATCGTCAGGACAAACAAGAGAATCGTGTTCCTTGCAACGGGGACAAACGCAGACATCGGCGTGACTGCATCGGCATTCTGCGATTATGGGACTACAGATGGTCGTTTTTTGGGCGAGGGATCAGGCATCACCAATGGCTCTGCATCCATTTCCCGCATCGTATCGGGCAGCAATGACTTTACGGTGGGCATGGCAGGCGAGATTCTGTTCACGGGTCAGGCAGCAGGCGAATACAACTTTGAGCGTTGGACGCTGCGTCCTGTGAGTCCCGATGGCACACTTGACATTGTCGGTGGCACAGGAACGGTCATTGTTGAGGTAGTCCTG